TCGGTCTCAGTCGCCGTACTCTCGAACTTCGGCGCATCGCCAGACAACATCTCCGAGAACAACTCGTCCTCGGTCCCAATATCTTCCTGCTCGTGGTTGGCCATAGCCTTCCCGTCCTTTCGCTCTCTCGTTGCGAATTTCACGATTTCGCCCCTATCGCCGGGCGCTGACGTGCCTCTGTATCGTCGAGGCGGACGCAAAAAAGCCGAGCGCGAAGGCTCGGCTTGAAGTGGTCTCACCCTCTATCGCGGGGTGCGTTGCGGAGCGGGTTTCAGGCACCCACAAAGCCTTGTCGTCATATCGCCGACGACGGGCGAACTGTGTTAGACTCCGTGCAAATCAGACGGAGCTGAGATATGAAATGCGACGACTGCCAGCGCGAACTTCCAGACTCGGACTACTTCACCGAGATCAATCCCGAAGGCGGTTACGGGCGCCCTCGGTTTCTCGCCTGTGATGACTGCATGAAGTCCGGTCGCTGGAGCGACTGGAAAGCGCAGCATTGGCCGAACTGGCCAAGCCCAAGAGAGTTATCAAAAACCGAATGACTGCTGCGCCGGGAACGGCTGCGGCTGTTGCGGCATCATCTGACCACCCATGCCATCCATAGGTGGCAGAGGTCTGGCAGACATGGCAGGGATCGACGGCATCATGGCAGGGGATGGCAGAGGATTGCCACCCATCGGAGAACCACCCGGCATCATGCCTTGCATGCCACCCATACCGAGCGGTGATTGAGCCAGCTTTGTCACTGCATCTGCCGTGGACTTGAAGGCGTTCGCCTTGTTCAGGCCCGTCTTCGTCCGTGTCTCTTCTGTCTTTGCCTGCTCCTGCTCGAGAGCAACGCGCTTGGCTTCCTCGGCCATAGGATCGGGCTCGTTCGCCTGCTCCATGCGCTCCTTGAGCCGCTTCTTGATGTCCTGACGGATCGGGAGGAGATCGACCAAGATATCCGGCGGGATCGGCATGCCTGCGGCGAGCGCGCTCTGAAGCGTCTCGAGGGCCTCAGCCATGGTCGTGACCACATCGCCGCTCTCGTCGAGGGTGATGTCCACGTCCAGCGAGCCGAGCGCGTTCACGAGAGCTGGGCGGCCGTACTGATCGACCGCCAGCCCGTTCAACTGGATGAACTGCGTCAGCCCTTCGGAATCCGTCACGCGGATCCAGCGCTCTGTCTGCCAATGTCGCTGAATGGCGTTCCACATCATGCGGTAGACGCGGAATTTCCAGTTGCGGTAGGCAAGCAGGAACGGGCCTAGTTCGGCGAGACCAGCTTGCTGCAGGAGCGCAATCGCACGGCCTGACTTGCCAGCGTCACCTTGGCCGAGCTGCGCGGCGTTGGGTCCGAAGCGATCAAGCTCCTGCTTGGCCTCCTGGTAGAGCGCAAGCTGGCCCTGGAAGTCCTGGGCAGTGTTGTCAACGAAGATGTCCTTGCCGTATTCGGCGTGAGGCTCAAGCTTCACCCAACCGTCAGCACGAGCCCATTCTTTGCGCGCCTTCTCGACGTTCTTGACAGCGCCATCCTTGGCGATGACGCGACGTGAATTCGAGATGTGGAGCATGCGCGATTTGCGCTGATTTACTTCGTCGCAAGATGACTTGAGATTGCGCAGAAACCCGTAGCGATCTCCCTCGTGGTCAACGGCAGCCGAATACATGCAGAATTTGGGCTGGGTCTTGTTCTTTTCGTCGAGCCAGGGAGAGACGCCTTCAGCCAGCTTCACGCCGCCGATGTGGAAGCACCACTTCCACTGGCCTTTGCAATAGTACCAGTGGTCAACGGCGCGAACCATGCCCTCGGAGGAATTGGTCCAGACAACCTCACGATCCGAGCCGGTCTGAAACTCGCTGCCCTGCGAGCTCAAGCCTTCAATGTCGTCAGCCCGGTCGGGGAACATGTCCTTCAGGACTTCCTTGTCCACCCACTTCGACGTTCCGAGGAAAAGCGCGTCGGTGAAGTCCTGCTTGTTGGAACGCGGATCGTAAAAGAACGTATCCGGCTCGACGTTGGCGATCGCTATTTCCGGATCGCCCATGTCACCCTGGGTGATATCGAACTCAATGCCGGCAATGCCATCGACAGCCCCGTTCAGGGAACAGATCGGCTGGATGGAATCCCACTGCTGAGAGTTCATGGCGTAGCGGAGCGTTTCCGTGCCGAGGTCGGCCCCCTCAGCGTGTTGCGGCGAGTTCGGCTGCGCCTTGGGGTCCTGCTTAAGCCGCTCGATCACGCCGACGATAGCGTTAACTTTGCGGGCATACTCGTTGGCGGTCGTGACAGGCTGGCCGCGCTCCCGGATGGTCTTGATCTGCTCGCGGGTCCATTGAACGCAGTGATAGTAGCGTCGAGACTCCTTCTGCTCCTCGATTTCATTCGCCTTCTGGAACAGATAGTCATGGAATTGCTTACGCAGGCGCGCGAGGGAATAATACACCTCGCCATTCTGGTCATCGCCTGTGCGGCCGTAACCGTCTGTGGTTTGCGTCTGCATGGGTTCCTAGATGGTCAATACGCCGTCGTCGCTGTCGCGAGAGTAGGCGGGTTTGTAATCGTTGCGTCTGGCCTTCTCGGAGGCCGGGTCCGGCTTGTCGCCGGCTGTGATCTTGTCGAGTAGCTGTCCGATCAGACCCAAAGCGTCCGCCTGGTCATCGTGCTTTCCTGACCAGCAGGACAGAAGCTCCGACCTGAATGCTGCGTACCAAGGCGCATGGATCGGGACATAAAGCCCGTTCAATCCCATGCGGCCCCGGATGGCTTGAGCTCGTATCGCCTTGTCGCCCTTGGTCGGGAATGTGGTCCGCTTAACCCAGGCGCTGCGGTCTCTCTGCCTTCGCTCGAGGAAGGGACCGATGCCGCTTTTGATCTGACCTTGTTCCTCAGCCCACTCGATAGGCTTCCACTGGACGACGAGATCGCAGAAGGATTCCACCCACTCGTCAGAGGATGACTGCTTCCGCCAGAGGTCGAGGACGTACATGCGTTCTTCAGGATCAACACCGACGACGATGTGGACCGTGAAATCCCCGCCATCAGCAGTGACCGCGTAATCCGAAGCACCGTAGACTCTCAGTGTCTCAATGGCTGGGAGCTTGTCGTAGGGCTTAAGCCATTCGGACTTGAAGTAGTCGCCTTCTTCGGGTGCGGGGCGCTGCTGGTAGAGGGCGCTCCACGTCCTTGCCGGGGTCTTTCGCTTAAGATCGGCGAGCTGCTTCCCGTAGCCGTATTCGCCATCAGACCAGAGCCATTCCCCGATCTTGCGGCCTAGCGGATCGTCGCTGCTGTCGGCCTCCGCTGGCAAGCTGATCACGTGCCAGTCGTCGTGCTGAAGGGCTCGACCGGCTAGATCGTCTTCATGCCAGCGAGTTTGTATTAGGATCTGCCGCGACCCCGGCACTAAGCGGGTGCTGAAGTCGTTGACGTACCAATCCCAGATGCGATCCCGGATGAGTTCGCTGTCCGCGTCCTGTCTTGAGCGGATAGGGTCGTCGATCAGCCCAATGTTGGCTCGGAAGCCTGCGATGCCGGTTCCAACACCAGCCGCGTAGTATTCGCCGCCGGCTGTCAGAGCCCAACGGCCTGCCGCTTGGTTGTCCGGTGCCAGCCCAATTCCGAGCGTCACGCTGTGCTCGGCGATCAGGTTACGGATCCGGCGGCCCCACTTCTCGGCAAGCTCGGTCGTGTGCGAAGCTGCCAGAATGTTGAACTTCGGATGGGCCTGCATGACCCATGGAAGAAACAAGACACTGGCGTAGGTGCTCTTGGCGGACCCGGGCGGCATGAACACCGCAAGGCGGGGAATCTCACCCCGCGCTACGGCCTCCAATGCCTCAATCAACAACTGATGGTGCTTGGCGGGCTCAAACCCGCAGAGCCGGGCGAACTCAGTTAAGCTGCGTCTTATCGACCGGCGCCGCAGCAGTTCCTTCGCTGCGTCCTGCGGCGATACGTTCAAGCTCTGCATCCGAGAGTCCGTTTACGTGCTCGTGGCGGGCCTCGATCTGGATCTTTTCGCCGTAGATCTTGGGCAGCGCCTTTGAGAGCAGCCATTTGCGGGTTTCGACGCGG